CGGATGATCTCCTGGGAGTTCGTGAAAGGGTATGGCATCGTCTTCGGTGCTGACCTTCTTCGCTGGTACGTGGGAGTGTCCTACGAAAGCCAGCAGCCCAACGTGCGCGCCGTCGTCTTTCGACTCGGCCCGCTGTACCTCCACGTGATTGCATCATGAGAACCATCCTCGCCCGCAACGCCCACCAAGCTCTGGCCGAGTCGTGCTTCCAGCTCGACAGCTTCGGAGCCACCAACTCGGACGGCGGCAAGACTCTGCCCATCCCGACCAACACCACGATCCTGATGCCGCTCGAGCGCGTGCAGCTCTACGGCGTGATGTTCCCGCTGCCTGCGTTGATCACAGCGTGCTCTGACCTGGCAGACGAACGACTGCGCAACGTCTCGCACGGCGCCAAGGCTCTCGAGAAGGATTCGTCAGTGCAAGTGACGCTTCATCCGAGTGACCCGTGCGATGACATCGGTGTGGCCTACGTCCGTGTCGACATGGATGGCAAGGTCCAGATGATGGCGTGCTGCCCGCGGACCAACGTGATCGAAGAGGCATCCGACATCGTATACCTGTCGATGGTCATGGAGTACGTGGCGACAGTCTGCAAGCGTGAGGTCGGCGCGCTGTGGATCACGTCCATGTCTCCGCAGTGCAGCTCCGCGCAGCTTGACGTTGTGAAGGAGCTGGCGAAGTACGCACCGCAGCCGCCGAATCAGTTCGACGACCCGTACAGCCTGGGCGTCATCAAGAACACGATCCCCCTGATGTCGATCCCGAGCGGTCGGTGGGACCGCGAGCTGAAGCAGTTCTTCAGCAACGAGACCTTCGACGCGGTAGACTACGTTGACCCGTTCATCCAGAACGTACTGGCCCCCGCGCACCGCGCGCACAAGCTCCTAGTCGAGCAGGCACCCATCGCTCAAGTCCAGCGCGCCATCGGGGAGATCGCATCGCAGGACTGGATGCAGGCCTGCCTTCTCTCAACCCAACAGGATCAACCTTGCACCCCGCAGACCGAGTAACCTACCTCCGCGAGTCGTCCGCTGTCGAGCGCGCGCACACCCTCCCGCATCACGGCAGCTACACCGTGGGCAAGCACAGCTTCGATGCTGTGATGCTCCTGCTGGCGCTCAAGCCGGACGCGTCACTGAACCTGGTCAAGGCCGTGCTCTACCACGACATGGGCGAGCGGTTCACCGGTGACATGCCTACTCCGGCCAAGCACGCCGACGGCGAGATGGCCAGGCGTCTGGATCAGTTCGAGGCTCGAGCGCGGAACTTTCTGGCACTTGGCATCGAGCTGGACGCGGAAGAGCGCCGATGGCTTCATGCAGTAGACCGTGTCGAGCTGATGCTGTGGTGCAAGGACCAGATCGCTCTGGGCAACATGAACGCAGCCAGCGTGCTCGGCACGCTCGCGTCACACCTCAATCAAGCTGACCTTCCGCAAGTGGTGCATGAATTCATCATGTCGCACAGCTGGACCCGCAACCCTGACATCCTCCCGACCTGATGCTTCCTCCCTTCACGCCGAAGTCTGACTGGACACCCACGCCGATCTCGCAGCTTCCGAGCTGGCGAGACGCGAAGCGCGTGGGCTTCGACCTCGAGACTCACGACCCGCTGCTGAAGAAGCTCGGGCCTGGCGTGCGACGTGGTGGAAAGGTCATCGGTATCGGCTTCGCGATCGAGGACGGGCCCAGCCACTACATCCCGATCGGTCACGCGAACGGTCGCAACCTCGACGCGAAGACTGCATGGCAGTACGTTCGAGACCAGGCTGCTCACTTCCGCGGTGACATCGTTGGAGCCAACCTGCCCTACGACTTGGACTACTCCGCCGAGAACGGTGTCGAGTTCCAGGCGAACTTCCTGGACGTGCAAGTGGCCGAGCCTCTGCTGGACGAGCTTCAATTCAGCTACGGCCTGGACGCCATCGCTGGCCGGTACGAGATCCCCGGCAAGGATGAGACTCACCTGAAGGCCGCAGCGAAGGCGTGGGGCATCGACCCGAAGGCTGGAATGTTCGAGCTGCCGCCGGAGCACGTCGGACCCTACGCCGAGCAGGACTGCCGTCTGCCACTACAGCTGATTCGACGCCAGGAGCGGCTGCTGGAGGACGCTGGCCTGCTGGACGTCTGGAGGCTCGAGTCCAAGCTGCTGCTCGTACTGCTGAAGATGCGCCGCCGCGGTGTGCGCATCAGCTTCGACCGTCTCGACCAGGTGGCCCATTGGGCGCGCGAGATGGAGATCAGCGCGCTGTCGAAGATCAACCACCTGACCGGTGCTCGACTCACCACGGACGACACGACGAAGGCCAGCTCCCTGGGCCCAGTGCTTCGCGAGATGGGCGTCAGCGTACCACAGACCGAGAAGACCAAGCAGGACAGCGTCAAGACGCCCTGGCTTCAGTCCCTGAAGCATCCGGTGGCCGAGGCGATGATCGAGGCCAAGAAGTTCAACAAGCTGCGCACGACGTTCGTGGAGTCCATCAGGACGCACGCCATCGGCGACCGCATCCACTGCACACTGCGACAAGGCATCGGCGAGGACGACTCCGGCGACGAGGGTGGCGCACGCTACGGCCGCCTGTCTTGCAAGGATCCGAACCTCCAGCAGCAGCCAGCTCGTGACAAGGTGATCGGTCCGCGGTGGCGTTCGATCTACCTGCCGGACGAGGGTGGCAGCTGGTGCAAGGGTGACTACTCCAGCCAGGAGCCGCGCATCACGGCGCACTACGCCGCGGAGTCGAAGAGCCCCGGCGGCCTCGAGATGGTCCAGCGGTACATCGACAACCCGCGACTCGACTACCACCAGACGATCGCCGACATCATGGGCGTGGACCGCAAGCCCGCGAAGACGATCGGCCTGGGCCTGAACTACGGCATGGGCGAAGGAAAGCTGGCGCTGTCTCTCGACCTGCCCACGGTCGTGAAGTCCTTCCAGAAGGGCGGCCGGACCATCGAGTACCTGGGCGCCGGTCTGGAGGGTGAGGCTCTCCTGGCGCTGTATCACAACGCGGTGCCCTACGCTCTCGACCTGAAGAAGCGCACGCAGCAGAAGGCGCGACGAGTCGGCTACGTGAAGACCTGGGACGGCAGGCGCTGCCGCTTCCCGAAGGTCTGGCGTGATGGCAGGCAGCAGTACGACTGGACGGAGAAGGCTCTGTCTCGCGTCATCCAAGGAACGGCAGCCGGTCAGATGCGCAAGGCCATGGTCGACGCTGACGCTGCTGGACACAAGCTCCAGCTCCAGGTCCACGACGAGCTGAACAAGACAAGCGACAGCCACGCCGACGGTCGCGCCATGACGCAGTGCATGATCGACGCGGTGCAGTTCCGCGTGCCGATGGTGGTCGACATGGAGTGGGGCCCGAGCTGGGGCGAGCTGGAGGTGGTCGAGTGAGAGACCGAACAATCCGCGACCACTTCGGCAACGAGATCGAGGTGGGTGACCGCTACTTCTACGGCAGTCCCTGCACGCACGGCATTGTGATTCAGCTGCGGAAGACTTCGATCATGCTCGAGTGCGGTGCGGAGAGCTGGCGAAACATCAACCGGACGATGAACTGCAAGTCTCCGGAGAAGGGTATCTGCATCGACAAAGCTCCGGAGGATATGTTCAAGTGAGCAAGAAGAGAAGCAAGGCCACGCGCAAGAAGTTCCTGCGCGAGCAGAAGAAGATCAGCGACTGGGCGCGCAATCGTGAAGCTGCTGTCGAGTTCGCGATCGTATGGAAGCGCAAGGCCGGAGTCTACGAGGAAGGCGCGACTGGTTCGCGCTGCTGACCTCTCCCCCCGGAACGCTGGTCAGTGTTCCGCAAGTACACCGACGAAGCACGGCGTGACGCCGTCTTCGCGAAGGTCATCGAGAAGCACACAGACGCCGAGTGGCGGAGGGTCAACCTATGAAGTGGGACAGACGATTCCTGGACGTGGCCGAGACTGTGAGCACCTGGTCGAAGGATCCGAGCACCAAGGTCGGTGCGGTGATTGTCGACGCTAAACGCCGCATCCTGGGCACCGGATACAACGGATTCCCTCGAGGGATCGAAGACAGTCCTGATCGGTACGCCGACCGCGAGCACAAGTATGCCCACGTGGTCCACGCTGAGATGAACGCGATCCTGAACGCAACGCGGGACCTGGACGGCTGCGCACTCTACCTGTGGCAGCTTCCTCCATGTTCGCACTGCGCCAAGCACATCATCCAGTCTGGCATCGCGCGAGTGATCGCGCGAGCTGGCGCCCGACCGCACCGCTGGGCTGACGACTTCAGCGTGTCGATTCGGATGCTGCGCGAGGCTGGCATCACCTACAGTGAAGTCGAAGTGGTGGACTTCTAGTGAGCGAACAGGCACTCTGGCAGAAGATCCGACCGCTGCTTCGACCGCTGGATGCCCAGCGTGTCGAGAACAGCTGCGGACGTGGTACGCCTGACGTCAACATGATCGGCTGCTGGATGGAGCTAAAGCAACAGAACGCCTGGCCCAAGCGACCGACGACGAAGGTGCGACTGGATCATGACCTGACGAAGGAACAGCGCATCTGGATCAAGCGCCGCGAGAAGAAGGGCGGCACGGTCTTCGTCCTGCTCCAGGTATCTCGTGACTATCTCTTGCTTTCCGGTGGTGTAGCGGCTACCATTATCGGCGACTCGACGGAGGCAGAGCTGCGCAGTGCAGCTCTCCACGTATGGGACGCCAAGACCCTGAAGGAACGATTGCTCCCATGCTTACGACAAGCGACTTGACCACCGGCGAACGGCTTCTGATCGAACGCCGCCGAGCTGGTCAGAACCAGACCCAGGCCGCGCACGCCTACGATCTCTCGGAGTGGCGCTACCGTCAGTGCGAGGCCGACGAGGCTGACCTGATTGCGTCGCCGCCGCTCGGTCGACTTCAGATCCACGAAGCGTGCGTCATCATGCGCCGCCGCGTGGGCATGAAGCGCACCGACCTGGCAGAGCAGCTGGACATCAGCTGCTGGTGGCTGACTCAGATGGAGCGCGGACAGATTCCGGCCGACCGCCTCGTCACCTACTGGAGCTAGAATGTCAGCATCTGCCACATTCCTCCAGGCCATGCACCCGCATGACCTGTGGCTGGTGAACGCCTTCCCTGTCGATCGAACCAGCTCGAAGCACTCACCTGCTGCGGCCACGTTCCAAGCAGGAGAGGAAGACAAGCTCGACGCGTTCCTGGAGTCCGTCTCCGGAGGGTCGCACAACATCTACTTCAGCGTCAACCCGCCGATCTCGGCGATGTCGAAGAAGGCGCTGCGGACGGACATCGACAGGATGACCTACCTGCATGTCGACCTCGATCCTCGAGCTGGTGAGGATCCCGACGCCGAGCGTGCGCGCATCCTCGACCTGCTGACGATCAAGCTGCCGCCTGGCGTTCCGAAGCCCACCGCGGTGGTCGACTCCGGCGGAGGCTACTGGGGATTCTGGAGGCTCGAGGATCCGTTCCCGATCGAGCGCAGCGAGGCTAGGTACGAAGAGGCCAAGCTGTACAACCTCCAGCTCGAGCTTCTCTTCGGAGCGGACAGCTGCCACAACGTCGACCGCATCGCGCGCCTGCCTGGCACGATCAACTACCCGGACAAGAAGAAGGCAGGCAAGGGACGAACCGCCCAGCCGTCGGAGGTCGTCGAGCTGAACGACGTCAGCTACAAGCTGGCCGAGTTCACCAAGGCGCCGCAGGTCGAAGCTCCCAAGGGTGGCTTCAGCTCGGGCAGCACGGTGGAGATCTCCGAGAATGTCGAGCGCGTGCAGGACCTCGACCGCGAGCTGCCGCCTTCGGTGCCTGGTTGGTGCAAGTGCGTCATCGCCCAGGGGAAGGACCTGGACGACCCTACGCGCTTCGCGAAGCCTGGCACTCACGACGTGGACCGCTCGGACGCTCTCTTCTACGTGGTCTGCGAGCTGGTGCGGAACAACGTGTCCGACGACGTCATCTACTCGATCATCACCGACCCGGACTGGGAGATCAGCCGGTCAGTGATCGACGGCAGCAACGGCCGCGGAGACCGCTACGCCCGCAGGCAGATCGAGCGCGCGCACGAGTTCGCGATCGACCCGATGCTGGCCGACCTCAACAACCGCTACGCTGTCGTGCAGAACGCAGGCAACGGCCGCTGCCGCGTGATCTACGAGGACCCGGACAGCGGGCTCCTGGTGCAGCAGGCACCGACGGACTTCAAGACGTTCTACAGCAACCAGTTCGTCGAGATCCCCACGCCGCAGGGTGCCCGCCAGATCCCGCTGGGCAAATGGTGGTTCGAGCACAAGATGCGCCGCAGCTTCCGCAGCATCGCCTTCCAGCCTGGTGCCGAGGTCGGCGCCAACGTCTACAACCTGTGGAGAGGCTTCGCCTTCGAGGCTATCCCCGGTGGCAGCTGCGACCTCTACCTGAGCCATGTCCGCGAGGTCATCTGCTCGGGCGACGAGGACATCTACAACTACCTGGTCAACTGGATGGCGCTCGCCGTTCAGAAGCCCAACCAGCCTGGGCATACCGCCATCGTCCTGCGAGGCTCGCAGGGTGCTGGCAAGGGAACCTTCGCCAAGACCTTCGCCAAGCTCTTCGGACACCACGGCAAGCAGGTCACCGATGCGAAACACCTGGTGGGCAGCTTCAACGCTCACCTGCGCGACTGCATCGTTCTCTTCGCTGACGAGGCCATCGCGGCCAACAACAAGCAGCACGAGTCGATGTTGAAGACGATGGTGACCGAGGAGTCCCTGATGGTCGAAGCCAAGGGAGTGGACGCCAGCGTCGAGCGCAACTACCTGCACGTGATCATGGCATCGAACGCTGACTGGGTCGTGCCCACCGGTGTGGACGACAGGCGCTTCGTGATGCTGGACGTCTCCGACGAGCACGTCATGGACGCTGCGTACTGGGGCGAGCTGAACGCGCAGCTGCGCAATGGTGGCTACCAGGCACTGCTGCACTTCCTGCTGACCCGCGACCTGTCGGAGTTCGACCCGCGTGTCCGTCCGCAGACCGAAGCTCTCCAGGATCAGAAGCAGCGCAGCTTCGACCCGCTCGCGCGCTGGTGGTACGCCGTCCTCCAGGAAGGCAACATCGGAGACGTGTCGCTCGGAGAGGGTACACTGTTCCCGTGTCAGACCCTGGCCTATGAGTACAACGCAAGCCGACCGCACTCCGAACGCATCGAGCCCAACAGCATGACGGTGTTCATGCAGAAGGTCACGCCGTGGACGTTCCAACGTCGGCAGGTCACGCAGAAGGAGATCGACGAGCAGAAGATGCCGGTGATGTCTCTGCACTACCACAACGGTCGCGAGACCGGGACGCAGCGGCCGATGGTCTTCGACCTGGCACCGCTGGCCGAGCTGCGCAAGCAGTTCGACGACACGCATGGCGGACCCTACGAGTGGCGCTCCGCTGGTGAGTACGATGCCCCTGAACAGGAGGTGTTCTGATGAACATCAACGACTACCCTTGTACGTTCAGACCTAACGAAGGTCCGTCCGACATCCTCAAGGACCATATCGACGAGATCCTACGAACACGGCATGACCACCTGGAGAAGTACACGGCTGCCTTCATCACGCAGGTAGGCTCCGCGGAAGCCAGCAAATACCAGCTGATAGAGAAGCGTGAAGGCCTGACAACCAGCTGGTATTTCGAGAAGAGGGATGGCGCCTGATGGCAACCAAGAAGGAACCCAAGCTGAAGCTGCGCACGAGCTACCCGGCCGAGCTGCGCAAGCAGGCCAAGGCTGAAGGTAAGGGCGTGATCACTGTCTCGATCGAGTTCCCGAATGGGGACAGGGAAGAGCGACAGATGACAGGAAATGCAAAACAGTGCCGCTTCGCCCGGTGGGCGGGGGTACTGTTGGGTGAGGATCAGGTGAAGGACCTAGTCGATCTGGAGGAGATCGTCCGGGACGCCCTGGCCTGACGATGCTCAATCCTCACCCCTGGGACCCAGTGCTGACCGGCGCTGGGTCCTTTTTCTGATCTTTCTGGGGATTCCGTTTGCCTTTCCGAGGAAGTGGGGTATGCTCCTGGCGTCATGAAAACCGCCATCAGCAACACCGAGCGCGCCAGCCGCGAGTCCATCGTCCTCAAGGGTCGCAAGATCACCCGTCAGGACGTCATCGACGCCGCCCACCGCTACGACGAGATCGGCAAGGATGCCTTCCTCGCCGAGGGTGGCTACAGCGACGCCGTCCGCTACCACCTGCGCCTCGATGGCCGCAGCTATCCCTCGAAGGCCATCCTGGGCACTGCCGCTGGCCTGACCTCCAAGGAGTTCTTCGGTGGCGCCGCTCACACCGTTCAGCAGCTCGCGATGCTCGGCTTCTACGTCCGCAACAGCGAGACCGGCGAGATCGTCGACCCCGGCCTGGAAGCTCTCCGCAAGCGCGTGCTCGCCGAAGGCATCGACGTCGGCGAGGCCGCCTGGCCGAACCCGGCCGTCCAGCCCACCGCCTACTTCGCTTCGGGCTCGAACCAGCCTGGCGAGATCCGCGGCCTGGCCCGCGCCGGTGCCGACATCGGCGTGGCCGTCCCGCACCTGACCGAGAACAGCCTGGCCGAGCTGGAAGCCGTCAAGGGCTCCGAGGTCAACGTCTTCGTCGACAGTGGCGCCTTCTCCGAGGTCAAGTTCGGCCCCGAAGGCTGCACGGTCGTCAAGCCCATGGGCGACGCCGAGTGGCAGAACGTCCTGGGCCTCTACGAGCGCCTCGGTGCGACGCTTGGCAGCCAGCTCTACGTCGTGGCCCCTGACCGTGTCGGATGCCAGCAGACGAGCCTCGAGCGCCTCGAGCGATACGCTGACCGCGTCCGCGGCCTCCGCCAGCTCGGCGTCCAGATCCTGGTGCCCGTCCAGAAGGGCGAGCTGACCCAGGTCGAGTTCGCCGCGGCCGTCGACCAGGTCCTCGGCTTCTCCGACTGGCTGCCCGCCCTGCCCTGCAAGAAGGCCGCCACCACGGCCGCCGAGGTCGCCGCCTTCGTCGAAGGTCGCAACCCGGAGCACGTCCACCTGCTCGGCCTGGGCATCCGCTCGCGCCAGCTCAAGGCCTACCTGGCGCCGTTCGCCGACAGCCGCTCCACGGTCTCCCTGGACAGCTGCTGGATCACGGCCAACGTCGGCCTGACCAACGGACCCGGCGGTGGTCCTCGTCGTCTCACCAAGGCCCGCGAGATCGCCAAGCGCGTCCTCGGACTCGCCGGTGGCCTGCGCGTCATCGAGCTGGCCGTCTACACCTGCCTCAAGACCCGGAGCTGATCATGCGAACCATCTACCTCGCCGGAGCCATCAACGGCTGCACCGACGCCGAAGCATACAACTGGCGCGACAAGGTCCGAAGCCACTTCTACCTGCTCGGCATCGCCAAGCTGAAGGACCCGATGGTCCGCGACTACCGCGGCCGGGAGGACGCCTGCTGCGCCGAGATCGTCGAGCTGGACAAGCGAGACATCCGCGAGTCCGACATCCTCCTGGTGCGCTGGACGAAGCCCAGCGTGGGCACGTCCATGGAGGTCCTCTACGCGTTCGAGCGCGACATCCCGATCATCCTGTGGGTCGATCCTGGCGCGACAATCAGCCCCTGGCTGCGCTACCACGCCAGCCTGATCGTGAGCGACTTCAAGCTGGCCATGGAAAAGCTGGAGAACTACCTGTGAACTTCCGATACAGAGGACTGGACTGCACGTGCGACGTCACGCCGCGTGTGCCTGCGACCGAGCTGCAACCTCCGGAAGGTGGCGAGCCTGAGAACATCGAGTGGGAAGTCGCCGACCTCGACGAGGTCATGGAGTGGCTCGAGGTCAGCGAAGGCTGCGATCAGATGATCCGCGCCTGCTACAAGTACACCGGCGCGCTGCCGCCGATCATCACCAGCACGATCGACAGAACCTGGAACATCAGCGACGCTGCCTACGAGGCGGCTGTCTACTACGACCCGAGAGACGAGGAAGACCATGCCCGAATGGACGACTAGAGAAGAGTCGTTGCTGCGAAGATTGCGCAGCAACGGAACACCGCCGACCGAGATCGCGCGCACCCTGGGCCGATCGCCGAGCGCAGTGTGTCAGCACGCCATCCGCACCATGGGCCTGCCCAAGCTGCGAGCACGGAAGAGATTCTGGGCACCGAGTGACGTGCGCAGGATTCACGAGCTGTTCCCGACGACGACGCTCGCTGAGATCGCCGAGGAGCTGGGCCGCACCGAGCAGTCCGTCCGAGACAAAGCCAAAAACGAAGGACTCTACAGAAGGGACTACCCGCTATGAACTACCCCTGGAAGATCAAGGACGGAAGCAACACTGTCGCGAGTGGCGTCATCGAAGCAGAGACCGAGCGCGAAGCGATGGCTGACGTGCTCGAGCAGAACGCCGAGGGTCGCATCGCGGACAAGTCGTACACCATCACCGTCGGGAGCCTGACCGGCTCGAGCTACGGCGACGAGTTCACGCGCACCTCCGAGGTCACTGGCTGGGGCAACGACGAAGAGCAGGAGCCGCTCGAGTGCGATGGCTACCTATTCAAGGCGAAGCCCGAGGACGTGCTTACACCTGAGCAGCTCGCCGACATCTGGGACCAATTCGACAAGGCTTGTGACATGACTGCTAAGTCTGCACAAGGTCTGTCGGATGCCGTCGATCGAGCGTGCCCCGATACGGTGGACCGCACGGTCGTCAAGCAGCAGTATCGGGGCACCCCGCCTACCTGCAAGCACCACAACATGAACGGCGAAGCCACCAACCCGTTGACCGGAGAGATCCACGCGTGGTGTGTCGACTGCGGTCACATCGCGGAACACGGCACCGGCAGGTTCGACAACGACTACCCGAAGACTGGACGACTGAACGCATCGGAACCCAACATCAGCAACGGTCCGAAGGGTCAGGATGCGATCATCGGGCGTGCTCTGGAGAGTGGTAAGAAAGGGGACACGATCAACATTAGACTGAACTGGAACAGCCACTACCGTGGCGTTCTCGGCTCTGATGCAGAGATCGGAGAAGGACTGCGAGCTGGTGGAGATGGACGATTCTACCGCCCGAATAGCAAGGTCGAAGTGAGCTACGCAACCGAGACTACGCTAGGTTCTGGTCTCACCACTACTTCACGGACTCCGCTCTACCCGACCATCACTGAAACTTTCTAGAGATTGGCTTGCCTTTCCGAGGAAGTCGGCCGATACTGTAGGTATGAAGCAGCTCAACCCGATGGCCAACCTGGCCGCCAAGAAACGTCTCGACCACAACGCCGTCTCGCGCTACGTGTTCGAGTGCATCTACCAGGACACCAACAAGCAGGTCGGCATCATGTCCTGTCTTCCGATCACGAGGACCTGGTGCAAGTCCGTTCACGGCGGAGGCACCTACCGGTGCTGGGAAGTCAGCGTGGCTGACTCCGGCAACACCTACACCAAGCGCGTGACTCTCTCGCGCTACAAGTCCGGCCACCTGGCCACTGCGAGGATCTCCTAGTGTACATTCCGATTGAGGTAGCTTACTACGAGGACGCCTGGAAGGTGTACGAGGACGACGACCGCTACGCCGAGCTGCGCGAGCAGATCCCCATGCTTCCGTCACCGCGTCCGAGGTGGGGAGCGCCAGAGCTGTGGGCTGACATGCCCACGCTACTGAAGCTGACCGAACTGGGCATCAACTTCGGGATCCAGAAGGATAAGCTCGCCGGAGCTACCGGCACCATGATCGTCAAGATGCAGGAGAGGATCGCTTCTGGTGAGCGCCACGTCGACGCGGCGAAGGCTGCGGCCGCAGGTCACGCTGTGCAGATTGCGATACCCGACCTGGGCCTGCTGAACATTACCGAGGTAACATGGCTTGAGGACTGCTGCACCGAAGTTCTCCAGGAACACCTCACCGACGGTTGGCGCCTGCTGGCTGTCTGTCCGCCTAACGCACAACGACGACCCGACTACATACTAGGGAGAAGCAAGGCATGATGATACTGAACCATAGACAGCGCATCTTCGAGGCCGCTGCGAAGAGCGATCCGCGCACGGGACTCGAGGGAGTCCTGTTCATGCCCGACGGTACGGCGACCGCATCGGACGGCCACTCACTGACACGCGTCAAGTTCCAGCTCGAGAACGACGAGCTGCCCGAAGGTGGGCTGCTCCTGTCCGCGCGCGACATGCGCGCAGGCTGGGGACGTGGGAACGGCGACCGCACCATCCTGCACGACGGAACCAACTGGCTGCTGCTGGTCGGCGCGCAGTCCACGGTCCTGACCGTGCTCGAGCATCCGTATCCGAAGGTGGACGCGGTGATCCCGGCCAGCTCGAGCGCCAGGATGCTGACGCTAAACGTTGCCTACCTGGTCGCGATGGCCAAGGCCGCAGGCGCCGAGTCTGTGACGCTCGAGGTCCCGGAGTTCCAGGACGTCAAGCTGATCGACGGCCAGCAGATCACGTCGGCGATCCGGTGCCGACTGCGCAGAGAAGGAGAGGATGAAGAGCTGGGCACGATCCAGCCGATCGTGATAGAGTAGGAGGTGGCAGCTACGGCTGCCGGTTCTTCATGATAGGGGCGGTGGGGTGGTTCCCACCGCCCCGCTTCTGTACGGAAAAAGTTTCCTGCACAGGAATCTCAGATTGACTTGCCTTTCCGCGGAGGCTGGCCGATACTGTAGCCATGAAGCACATCGACATCATCCGCATCGCGAACGAAGAACTGAACAACGCCCGCGCCCTGGTGGCCCAACGTCAAGCCAACGCGCAGACCTTCACTGAGTCTGAGAGCATGACGGTCGCCACGACCCGCCTGAGCCGCGCCTACTTCGAGATCAGCAACCGCTTGACCACGACCGCAGGCAAGGCCACGGTCGGTGGGCCCAACCTGGGCCGCATCAAGCTCTCCGGCAAGATCTTCGCCGATCCGCGCAACTCCGAAGCCGACCTGCGCAACACCATCCGCCACGAGGTAGCCCACATCGCAGTCCCGCAGGGATCCGGTCACGGTCCGGTGTGGCAACGCATGGCCAAGCTCCTGGGCTGCACCGCGGAACGCTGCCACGAGATGGCTGTGCAGGCCAAGACCCGCTACAACTTCGAGGTCTCCTGCTCGAGCTGCGGCCACGTGCTCGGAGTCATCCGCAACCGCACGACCTCCGCGCGCTACCTGAATGGCAAGGTCACGACCTGCTGCCGCGCCAAGTGCATCTCCAAGAAAGTCTGAGAAACACCTACAGCCCCGCCAGGGGCCTGCCGATAAGGACACCATGAAGCAAGCAACCAACAACGTCACCTGCCCCTTCCACGGCCTCGACTACCGCATGGACGTCTGCCACGAGTGCGCCCGCATCAAGCCCACCATGGAGCTGGTCAGCCTCGAGATCACCGACGAGGACCGCGGCGCCCTGCGCATCGTCGTCCGCCCCGGTAACGGCCTCGAGACCGTGGTCCTGAAGAATTCCTGAGATTCTACTTGCCTTCCCGAGGATTCGGGGTATACTGTCAACGTCATGAAGAACACCAACCAGCTCGACGACTCCCGCGCCATCCGCTACACGTCCCGCGACGAGGACTACCGCGAGGTCACCCGCTACCTGGGCAAGTCCTTCAAGACCTACGCCCGTGCGGCCAACCGCAAGGCCCGCCGCTCCGCGCGCCAGCTCCTGAAGAATTCCTAGAATCACCTACAGCTATCCAGCACAACTGCCGATACCATACACCATGAAGCAAAACATCAACGACGGCCTCTCCCTTCTCGACGACGCGCAGAACATCGACCTGACGGTCGCCCTGCTCGAGGCCAACAGCGTCCTGCCCGCGGGCATCCTGAACCTGAGCGTCTACGTGGTCACGGCCCGCGCCTCTCAAGAAGGCGACTGCCGCTGCCACCTCGAAGCCCAGCTGAACGAGCACCGCCACAAGCACCTCCTGACCGGCGCCACGGTCGAGCAAGTCGTCGGCGCCCTCCGAGCCCTCACCAACCTGCCCCGCTGATCATGAAGAACTTCACCTGCGAGACTTGCAGCGCCGACGCCGGTCCGTCCGGCATCGCCTGCAAGTCCTGCCAGGCCGCGCGCCTGGACTCCCTGCTCTCGTCCCGCTCCTGGCGGGAAGTCGCCGCCACCCGCTCCGGGGACCGCCCTGGGGAATCCCTGCTCGAGACCATCACCCGCGAACGTGAGATCATCCGATGAAGACCACCGAAAACCTCAAGGCCCGCGCAGCGGGCATGGCAGCCTCGACCCGCGGCCGCAGCCGCAAGTTCACCGATCGCAAGAAGGCCGCGTCGAAGCGCGCCTGCCGCGGGAAGGTGGTGGTCTGATGGCCCGCGACAGCCAACGCTCGAAGCTGTACGGCTGGGAACGCGCCGAGCTGAAGACCGGCCGCCTGATGCCGCACGAGGACAATGTCCCGCTCGGCGAGGATGGCGCGCGAGAGTTCCTCGAGCACGTCTGGTCCGACTACTGCCCGCAGCTGGGCAAGCCGCCGGTCATCCGCGTCATGGGCAACCGCGGCCGCGGATCTGCCTGGCCCCACAAGATCCTCCTGTCGAGCCGCTACGGCGCAACGCAGACCCGCTGGTACATCCTGCACGAGCTGGCCCACGTGATCCGCAAGCGACTGCCGGAGGCTTCCTGGGACGAGGCACCGCACGGTCCTGAGTTCTGCGCCACCTACCTCGAGCTGCTGACCCGCTACACCGCTGGCTGCGGTCCGAAGCTCCAGGGATCCATGCAGGGATACCGCCTCAAGGTTTCCTGAGAAAGTCCTACAGCTTTCTCAGAGCGGCGCCGATAAGGACACCATGAAGCAAGACATCAACAACCGCATCAACTACCTGCTCGACAACCGCTTCCTCCAGGACAACCGCTTCCGCGGCTGCTTCCTCTTCGAGAGCGCGCGCTGCCAGGATGCCAGCCTCGAGGTCGTCGCCTGGGACGGAACCGTGGGCCTGGCCCGCAGCCGCCGCACCGGCTACACCGTCGCCTTCACCGTCAAGGGTGAGGCCAAGCCGCTCGCCAAGCGCGACTTCCGCTCCGAGCTGGACGTCGACGTCCTCGAGATCGACACCGTCGCGAACAGTGAAGGCGTGATCCTGGCCGCGGCTGGCGAGTCCCGCGGACGCGGCTGGCGGGTGGTGGCGTGAGGGTCTCGACCGCCGAGGAAGCCCGCGCCTGGCTGGCAAGCTGGGGCGGCCGCCCGCGGCCGGGGATCCTGGCCGCCGCGGTCGACGGCCTCGAGCTGGGCGCCAGCGTCCTGAACGGGCCCGCGCGCGCGAAGGTCCTCGAGGCACTGGAGGTTCTCCGATGCGCGTGATCACCAACGGGAAGCCGAGGAACTGCTGCGACGCGGTCGACCCGCGCGAGGGTCGCGAGTGGGGCAAGCCGTGCGGCCGCAGGGTCGTCCTCGAGAGCCGCAGGCACATGGCCGATCCGACGCTCTCCTACACCATGCACTACTGCAAGCGCCACGCTGCTCGAGCTGACCAGAAGCCTGGCTGCGTACTGCGAGTCGAGAATCGGGAACTTCTCTAGGATTCCACTTCAGGGATCCTGGACCCCTGCCGATAAGGACACCATGAAGCAATTCACCAACACCTTCTCCTCCACCTGGGCCACCGAGGTCGAGGTCCAGTTCTCGGTCCGCGTGGGCATCGTGGTCAAGTCCGACCGCTGCGGTCAGCGTGGCTCCTGGGCCGTCTACTTCCGCGTCCTGGACCAGCGGTACGCCACTGGTTACAAGCTGTTCCTGGACGGCCTGGACGTCCAGGACGACGCATGGGAAGCCGTGCAGGACCTGATGGTCCAGCTCGAGCGCAAGGGCTTCGACGTCCTGACGGGGCAGGCCGCGTGAGCTACGCCGACCGCGTGCCTGCGCGCACGAGCGCCAGCGGTTCGCACCCCTGGCAGCTCCTAGACGCCGACGGCGCCGCACTGCCTGGCTGGAAGGAGACCGGCGCCGGTGGCTACCTGGCCTACTTCTTCCGCACCAGGAAGGAAGCCGTCGAGGCCGGAGACCAGCTCGCGAGAAAGATCTGACTTTCTACTTGCCTTTCCGAGCTGGTGGGGTATAGTGTCAGCGTCATGAAGATCACCAACGAAAACATCCGCGACATCGCCAAGGGCGACACCGTCACCCGCACCCGCGTCGAGACTCAGTACATCAAGGGCTTCGGCGACCGCGTCCAGTCGCTGCCCGTGCTCGAGGTCACCACCTACACCGTCAAGTCCGTGCGCAAGTTCAAGGACGGCCGCACCCGCGTCCTGGTCAGCTCCGACCGCGGCTACAACTGCACGCTCGCCTTCCCCTGTGACATCGTCCTCGAAAAAGTCTGAGAAACACCTACAGCCCCTCCGGGGGCCTGCCGATAAGGACACCATGAAGCAAGCAACCTACACCACCGCCAGCCAGTCCACGCTCGACGTCGTCATCCCGACCCTGAAGGGCTTCAAGGCCCAGCTGCGAGACCTCCTGGTCGACGGCCGCTACGGCCTGGCCACCGAGCTGAAGGCCGAAGCCCGCGACATCGTCGAGGCCGCCATCGCCTACTGCGAGAACCTCGCCGACGAGATCGGCGCCGACACCCAGCTCGGCTGCTGCGGCACGCCCGCCAACTGGGTCCGCGAGTTCAACCGTGACATGATGCGGGTGGCCTAGAACCATGAACTACAACGCACCTACCACCACGTCCGTTCGCGACTCCATCATCTTTGAACTGGGCCTGGCCTGCATCTCCATCAGGAACCACGACAAGCAGGAGCTGCGCACGACCAGCGGCATCGACATCCGGCTGATCTCGAGACCTGGCAACACATGGCAACCTTCGGACGACCGCATCCGCGGGATCCGAGTGTCCGCCGGTGGCTATGGCTCCGGACTGAACCGCAGCTACCCGCTGCGGAAGGACGGCACCTTCAACCTGGAGAAGATCATCGAGACCGTGCGGAACTTCAGCGCCGAGCTGAAGCGCATCGAGGCCGACCGCAAGCGTCGCGAACAGCTGCGAGATGCTGACGAGGTCGCGCAGCGCGAGGCCTGCACCGAGCTGGCCAAGCTCACCGGCGCCGACGGCGAGCGCATGACCACCTACGGGGCGCCCCGCTGCCACAGCGCCAGCGTCACTGACGAGCTGCGCGTGGCCGTCGAGCCTGGCGGTGGCGTCTACATCCTCTCCGAGCGCCTGACCCTCGAGCAGGCCAAGACGCTGCTGGAGAAGATTCTCTGAGAAACTCTCCAGCTGCTGGAGAGTCCCGCCGATAAGGACACCATGAAGCAAGCAATCAACATCGCCGAGACCATCGCCGCCCAGCTTGGCGGAACCCGTCGCCTCTCCATGATGGTCGGAGCTAAGAACTTCGTCGCACTCGAGTCCGGACTGACCTTCAAGCTCGGCAAGGGCGCGAAGGACGGCATCACGCACTGCACCGTCGAGCTGACTGCCGACGACCTCTACACCGTCCGCTTCCAGCGCGTCTACGGCGCCAAGGTCACCGACAAAGTAACCACCGAGGGAGCCTACGCCGACATGCTCGTCGACCTCTTCGAGAGCGCCACCGGCTTCTACCTCTCCATCTAAGACCAGCTGATCCACTGGGCGGCCTTCGGGCCGCAGCACCTACCCGCCGCCCCCTGGGCCCCGCCTGTTTAGTGGGACCCGCCCAGGGAGCACGGTCCAGGGAGGACCCCTGGGCCAAATTCACCGAGTCGGAATTTCCTCGAGAAAGCACTTCAGCAATCCGGGACCCCTGCCGATAAGGACACCATGAAGCAAGCAACCAACAACGTCCACGTCCTCACCCGCAACGACCAGACCGTCGAGTTCACCCCGATGGGCGACGGCATGGTCC